CTTTATCATATCCATCTTGTCTTTCAATATGAAATGCAGTATAAGGAATTACATTATATACTCCTATTTTTTCAGCTATTTCTAGTTTTAAAAAGAAGTCACCATACTTTAGCATATTCCTAACCCACGGCCACATATTAAATTCTATATTTAATACGTCATAAAATAAATTATATAAAATCTGTTGAACATCTTCATCAGAACTTCTAATTTGAAGTACTTCTCCATTTTCATTTTTTAAAGTACATTCATCAGCAATAATATCTAAAGCTGAAGCTATAATAGCATCAGTATCCATTGCATCATAATCACTGTATAATTGAGGGCGTAATGTTTGATAATTCATGGTACTTTGGTAACCATAAATTGATGTACCTGAATTAGTCCAAACTCTATTGAATCTATCTATTAATGAGTTATTTTCTAATTCTCCTGTTTGTTGGATTTTATTAACATCCATTACTCGAAGATTTCCACCTTCATTACGAATAATTACATCTGTTGAGAATAATCTTTTTAATCTTGTAAATAAACTTTTATCTGCCATGTTTTATATTTTATAATAGCCAAGAAATATCTTCTTCACCATTAGAGTAAGGATTGTTAATTTTGTATGGATTCGTATCATCTTTAGTTGAATAACCACCTGCATAAGGTGATTGTTTAGATGATATATTATTTAATAAATTTTTAGTCATGTCCATATTTTGTTGTCTAAACTTAAAAGCTGTATCTCTTAAATAACAACCAATAGAAAATGATAATATTAAATCATCATTATATCCTGATTGGGCTTCAGCTCTACCGTTTCTCCATATAAATACCTTCATTTCCTCTAGAAGTCTAACAGATCTAAATGTTACTCCACGATCTGCAATAGCTTCTTGAAATTTTCCAATAGATATTGGTCTTGTATTAGAAGACATTGTAAATCCAGGAGTCATTTTACTGGTATCCATATAAGGGTCAAAATACGAATCTACACTCATATTTCCACTCTTAGGTGAAAAATAAAGTTTTTGATAACCTCTATCTAAAATTGTTTGAATAGTAGACCATCCTATACTTGAATTTTCAGGTGCTAAAAGTGCATTATTATATTCAGTAGCTACAGAAACTAATAAATGTCCAAAATCTTTTGTACTAATCTGTCCTCTATATTCACCTACTTGAGTAAAACTTTCAACATCAAATATATGAAAAGCTGAATAATCTTTACCATCTCCTCTTGCTATATCAGCTGTTATTAGATAATCTCTTGAATAATCAGCTGGTTCCCAAATCCATAAATTTTGGTCTACTCCTCGTTTTTCAAGTGGGTCTTTTACATGAGTTGTTTCAAAAAAATCTATATGTTCAGGTAAAAATACTGTATCACCAGAAGTAGAAAAATCACAATCACATTCTTGTGCTGCCATTTTATGTCCTAAATCTGCATCTTGTTGTTTTCTCCAATCTTCATCTCTTTCTGGATGTACATGCCAAGGTAGTTTTATTGGTAAAAAACTATTTTCTGCCATTTCTGCATCAACCCAAGTTTGATGAAACCAATTACCAGTACCATAAGGTGTAGATAATGCTATACAACCTCCTCCAGTTGCTAATGTTTGTTGAGCAGAGGCCCAAATCTCACCTATATTATTAATAAAGGCAGCCTCATCAATTATTAAAAGAGAAACTGCTTCTGATCTACCTGCATCACTTGATGCTGAAGTAGCTTTTATTTGTGAACCATTATTTAAACGGAGGGTTAATTTATTATCTTCTGCGGGTTTATCTCTTTCTTTAAGCCAAGTAGGTAAATTTTCATACATGAATTTTACCTTAGTAACCATATTTTTAGCTGTTTCTTGTTTTGTTGCTATACAAAGTATATTTTTATCTTGATGAAACAACATAGTCCATAAAGAATAACCAGCACATAAGGTAGAAATACCTAATTGTCTAGATTTTAATACAATTGAATATGGATTTTCTTGAAATAAAGTTAATACTCTTTCTTGAAATGGAAATAAATTAAATAATATTCTACCTCTTTTTGGATGTTGAATGTTACAGTATTTCTTCATAAAGTATGAAGGTGACGCTGCACACTTTACGTATTCTTCTCTAATTACTTTTTTTATTTCGCTATTCATCTATTTAACAAATGCTAATGTAATAACAGAGACTAACACTCCCAAAAATCCTGCTCCAAGGAAGGTAGTTGCTTTACGTAAGTTTTTATTTTCTTTTTTAATACTTTCAATATCTTTTTCTAAACCATTAATAATGAGATTATGTTGTTCTCTAATTTTATTATAGTTGTCTATTTGAGATAAACAATTAGCATCTTTATCTTTATAAACATTAATAATACTATCTTGTTGAGTGGTTTTAAAAGTTAATTGTTCTACAAGTAAATTAGTTTGTTCTAATTCAGCAATTGCCGAATCACCTCTTACTAAATCAATTGCTACTTGTTTTGCAACACTGTAGTCAAGACATAATTTACTAGTATCTTTTTGTGAAAAACTTGTCGAGCTCAGAAGGAGTATAATTAGTAATATCTTTAATTTGTCTACCATAATATATGCGTATATTTGCTATTTCTTGTCTAGTACTATCTATTTGGAAGTTTAGAGAGTCTATTTTAGTCTGGTATGTAGTTAAAGTATTATTTAATTTAATTTGTTCTTTTTGTAAATTTGTAATTACATAACTTAGACTATCTATCTTCTGTTTTTCTTGAACATATGATGGTGTTTCAACTGTTCTTGGATTAAATAAAGCAAGATATACTAAAACCGAAAATGCAACACTAAATAGTATCACATGCCATAACTTTAATTGTATTACTTTATCTTTCAAATTATTTTAATTTTGCTTTAAATTTAGCAAATTCTTCTTTATATTTTTTAGCATCTAAAATTTTATTATCATCTCCTACAACACCTTCATCTTTCATTTTACCCATGAATTTTTGAACTTGTGCCATTCTTTCTGCTTCAGCTCCTAAAGATTTAGCTGTTGAATCAGTACCTACTGCTGCTTCAGCTTCTTTTTCTTCATCATCTTTTTCTCTAGCTTTAGCTTTAGGTTCTGATTTAGAAGTTGTTGGTTCTTCTTTTTTTTCAGATGCTTTACGACCACGTTTACTTGGTTCTTTTAATCCTAATGCTTTTAAAATAGCATTATTTGTTTGATTGGCTTGTAAAAGGTTTCCAGAATCATCAAAATCTTCTTGTTTTTCTAGTGCATCTTTTACTCTAGGATCTTGATTTTTACCTACTATTTTTTTACGAATTACTTTAAGTACTTCTTTAGCTTTATCAGCATCTTTTTTAAGATCAGCTTTAGTAACTCCCATATCTGAAAGGGTTTCATCAACTATTTCATCAGTAGCAGATTGTAAAGTATCTTCTTCACCGTATTTATCTGCAACTTGTGAATCATATCTTCCTCCAAAATCAGGAATTTCGTTAATAGCGGTATTAATTTCTTCGCGAATAATCTCAAGTAAACGAGTCTTTTTCATTATATAAAGTTTATTTATAAATATTAATGAAATATCGTCTGTTTAATTTTTTTAATTCTTTCCTCGGTAGAACCAGACAATTCTGCGTAACTAATTTCTTGTTTAATATATTTTTTAATAGTTTTCTTAATAGAATTATCTATTTCTTCTCTATATTTTTGATCTACTACTCTAACACCATTATCCTCTAATTCAACACCTTCAGGAGAAACATAAAATATATAATCATATTCTTTAATTAAATGACTAGCTAATTGTTCAAATTGATATCCCATAAACATTGGAATAGATTTAGCTGAATGTGTAAATGCTATAACATCAATAATAGTTCTATCTGTTATAATATTTTCTTGTAATAATTCAGATGAACGTTCAGCTAAAAATATAAGCTGTCCTTTAATTGTAGAATCAGTATTCAATGGAATACCTAAACTACTTAAATAACCACTTCTTTCAGTAGCAAAATTATAATCTTTAAACTCTGGTAATTCTTTTAATGCATTAACCAATGTAGTCTTACCAACACTCATTGTACCTGTAAATCCTATTTTCATAACTTAAATATAATAACTTTTATTTTAAAATCAACTCTTCTTGTTTAGATTTTGTTAATTTTTCTTTTTTAATTAAATCTTCTGCAACATATGTTCCTTGAGCACCTGATACTGTAATTCCTCTAGCTGATAATGCATCTCCTACAAAATGTATATTAGGGTAATCATTTAATGCTAAATTAGTATAATCAACTAACGGTTCAGGACTTAAATATTTTACTTCAGGCATGTAAATACCCCAATCATTACCTAATGTTGGGAATACTTTTTTCATATCCTCAATAAAATCTTCAATATATAAAGCATAATCACCTAGTGCATCATATAACGAATCCATACTATTAACTATTTCTACTTTTACATAATCACCTTCTGATGTTTTAGATGGTACTCTATTTGAATTAGGTGAATAAAATGTACCCTTACCATCAATTTGTAATTTTTTAACTGCTTCTCTAGACCAATCAAATGGTTTATCTATGCCTCTAATTTCCATTAGTATACCAAAATTAGTCATATCATTACGATATGCTTCATCTTTTTTAGCATGGCCATTGTAACTAACATCTCCATATGTGTGTTCTGCTGCTACATAAGCTGCATTATTGTTAGTACAAAATGATCTTAATGATACACCTTTATCTTGAAATCTTCTATATAATTTAAAATCATATGAAATATCAATTAGTTTTTGGAAGTGTTTTTGTGGTGCTTCAAATCTAACTCCTATTTG